GTATAATTGGAACTGGTGTCCAGTCTAAGTTAAGGTGACTAAGGTCTCCGTCAACAGAGATCTCGTTCTTATATTTTGACACAGATTGCTCTCCCCTAGCATAAAGCCTAAGCTTATGAAAGTCTCCCCACTGATCGTAAAATCTACAACGCTGTCCATCTTTCTTAAACCACTCATACTGAACGGCTTGGCAAATTTGCAAGCCATATTCATATGATGACTTTTCTTTGTCAGAAGCGAATTGATTAGGGAAACCAGCAGGATTTATAGAAATAGTTACGTCCTTCATTTATTTTATTATTTCGCTATATCTTCCTGAATTATTATATCGAGCAAAGGTAATACTTATTTTCGATTCTTTTTTAACAGGTAAAAAGTTACCCCTCTGGGTGGCCATTATAGCTAATCCTGAACTAATTGCAGCATCAAACTTTGTCCTGTTGTTTATATCAAACTTCGCCCACTCCTCAAGAGTCCTCGTGAAGTACATCGACCCCATCTCGTCAGAGTCCCTGTACGTGCCCTCAAGGTCAAGTCCTACGTACTTCTCGATGTACGACTCTATGGACGCTGCGTGAGACTGCTTAACATCCTCAGATGAGTTAGGTATACCGCCCAGTTCTTTTTCTGTCTTAGAGAGGTTGACAAAGTGCTTGTCTGGCCTGTTCATAGAGAATCCCCTGTACCCTCTATTCTTGAAGTGGTACAGAAGCCTAGGCTTGTTATTCTCAACAAGGATCGGCATCCCGTAGAACACACAAGCCATCAGGACATCCTCGAAGAATATCTCTGCGGTCTGTGGCCTTGCTATGTACTCCAAGAAGAAGTGGTTGCTAGGCGCGTTGTCCATGTTAAACTTTGTCAGTCCATGAAGGGACCCGTTAGATCCTCCACCGCCAACAGTACCTGATATGTCATACGGGTCACAACCAAACGCACCAATGTGGTCGTTGCCTGGGTGCTTCATTCCGTTCTTGTGTATCACGTTGTTCTGTAGTGCCTGGTTCGGTATCCACGAGACCAAGAATCGACCCCTTGGATCTGGAGTCCAGACAACCTTAGTATCCTTTGCTCCATCCTTCCAATGAAATGATCCTCTTGTCAGGACTCTATCCTTCATTAGAGAGTCGTTATAGTCGATCTGCTGGTATATCTTTGTCAGGTTGAATATAGATGACTTTGACTCATCTCTAAAGGCGTGAGACTCTGTCCTGGAGAACTGTCTGTAGAACTCGTTAAGAGCATCGGCGTCATTCTTCAGTGAGTTCACCTCGTTCTCCCAGTAGTCTATCGCACCGTTGTGTATCATCTGTCCATCTATTCCAACGATTGGCTTCTCAGGCTTTCTAAACACAGGCATCCCATACCTATCTATATATCCCTCGAAGTTCCACTCCATCGGTATGTATAGCGCGTACAGACCAGATTTTGTCTGACCGTTCGCGTTCCGTGTTGTTATCCTTGAGTCCTCGTATAGCTTCTTGAAGTTCTCTCCACCCTTCGCAAGTGCGTTGGGAGTTGATCCCATCATACACTTACCGATGATCCTGCTACCTAGTCGTAGACAGGTCTTCGTTACACGCCAGTTGTTAAGAATATTCTCTGGCTTCTCCCACTTCCCACTCTCGTCATGTATGAGTAGCTTTAGTTTCTCCCCATCATAACTATTGTCTGACGTGTTCTTCCAGTCAATAGTGGTGTCAAGTCCCTCGATCTGAGACTCCACCTCCTCGTACATGTTCTTCTTTGTGATCTTTGCGGCAGGAACCCTAAAAGCAAGCTCCGTCTTTGGCTTGTCCATACCGTCCTGAATGGGCTTGAAGAAGAACGGGTAGTTACTGATAATTGGTACCACCTTGTCCGTAAACATCTTCTTGGCATCCTGACCAGTCTTTGATAGTATACCAAGCCTCGCATCCTTGGCAAGTGTTCCTGTGTTTGCAAGCTCATTGGATCCCATAAACGAGAAACCAGAACGTCTGATCTTAAGGTAGACCATACCGAACGATCTGTTGTCTGCCTTGCAAGCCTCCCAGAATATGTGGTATATCCTGTTAGCCTCACGGTAGTCTGGTAGACCGACGTCGATCTTTGTCCACTGCAGGTACATGTAGTGAGACCCAGTGATGTACGTCTTTAGTCCGTTATTCATGAACCAGAATCCGTGCTCCCTGCGATCAAACTCCCCCTCTACGTAGTCTACCCACTTGTCCTTGAACTCTTTAGAGGTTGTATGCCAGTTAAATATAGACTTTATATTGCTAAGCTCCTTCGGGTATTCTGCTGGCTCCCAGTACTGTAGCTCCCTCTTCTCGCTCCTTTTGTAGACGGAGTCTGGGGTCGCTGGTATACCTATGTTTAGACCATTTATATTATACACGTCTCCAACCGTCCCGTCCTTAGAGACAACGACGAGGTCGTACTTCTCGTTGTAGCCGTACTCCCAAGACCTGGCCTTGTTCTTACTGACCATGACCGAATTTGGTACGTGCTCCTTTAGTACGGTGTATAAACTATTTTGATCTTCTCTCTGCAAATCCTTGAATTTTAGGTTCTGACCTTGTTGATGTGTCTCCACTGAGCATGTCCCTCTCCGCCTCTATCCTGTTTATAATCTCGAAGGCGTCGAAAACTGCTAATTTTTTTGTTGCTGCCGCGTTCTTAAGTCTGTCGGCAGCGATGTCGTCTCCCTCACCAGTCTTGATGATGTCCTCCCTGGCAACCTTTATGAGCTGCTGAACGGCAAGCTCTGCCGCCTCTATGATCTTGAGCTTTATCTCTCTTGTGTCCTTCGTATCGCTATGTTGTTTGTGAGCATCCTGTACAGCTTCTCTCCGTCTATGGTAAACTCGTACTCGCTCTCTGGCTCGAACGTAATCTCATCACCTACGCTCAGACCTAGGTCTATTAACTCCTGGTTGATATAACGTATTGTTCCGAGTAGCGGCTGCTCTGTAAGTGACGTCGCGAGGTAGTTGTCTCTAATCTTTGATGGCTTTATGAAGCAGTACTTTGAGTGAGCCATCCACTCACCGTCGTGTCTGTATAGGAAGAACTGCTCAAAGTCCACAAAGAACGTGTCGTCCTTCAGGAAGCTGAACCCACTCCTCTCTCTTCCCTTCATATCGTAGTATACCTTGAACACGTTGTGGTGAACAAGTAAAGTGTCTCCCTGCTGTATAGGTCCATCGTAGCCAGATGGTGTACTGATAACCTCAGCGAATCTGTTAGATGACATGTGGTCCTCCTGAGATACACTTGTTATAATCTCCACGTCACCAAGCAACTTGATGTTGTCGTATCGCCTTCCACTGAGTGGCTTGACGATAAAATAGAACGGGGACCTCATTAGAAGTTTATGTTGTACTCGATAGATATTGGCATGTTAGAGTTGAACTCCTTCCAGAGTATGATCTCCTTGTCTCTCTCGATCCATATCTTCATGCTATCGTTGAACTCGTCGTACTGGATGAGGTGTATCTTCCAAGACTTATCTAACACAAGCTGATCTACAAGGTAATGCATAGCATCAGACTTGTAGTCAGCTCCGATAGATATCTTTCTTATATCCTTCATTACTCCTGGATATCTCCAGTCTCTAGGTTGATAGATACGTTGTTACCGTACTTCTCTGTGAGTTCCTTCTCTAGAGACTTAAATTCAACACTAAGTTCGTCAATGCTAGTAAACACTGCCGACTTGTTTAAATCTAACGATCTGATAGATAGTTCTATCTCTGCGATGTTGTTCTTTAGAGAGTACAGCTTCTGGTTTGCGTCTCTCAATCTTTCTAACTCTTCTTTTTCTATTGATTTCATTTTATTAAATTTTTTACAAATATACGAATATTATTTTACCAAGTTGCTATTGCTACTCTTTTCCAAGTATCTGTTGCAGTACACACATAAATAAATGTTGAAGTAACTATTATTGTTCCAGCTACTCCTGTAGCAGAAGCTGAAGCAGGGGCAGTTCCCATTCCACTTAACAGTCTTACATTACCATACAATCCAGTTACTGTAGTTGAAGCATTACCTATTGAAGTTGTATTATTACCTAGTCCAGTTGCATCGTATCCAATCACAATTTGATTTGTCTGTGCGTCAGCACTTGCCTTTGATCTTGATCCAATAAATATACTGTTAGTTGCCTCTGTTAATCCAACAGCTCCTCCAGAAATAAATCTTCCAGAATTAAAGCCTAAGAATATATTATCACCTCCTGTGTCAATATTACTTCCAGAAAAATTACCCAAGGCAGTATTATAATCAGCACCTATATTATTAGCTCCAGAAGATGTTCCAACAAACGTGTTGCTTGAACCTGTTATATTACTGTTGCCAGATAGATATCCAACAAATAAATTACTTGCTCCAGTAGTATTGCTATATCCAGAATTTCCTCCTAAAAATGTATTGTAAGAACCAGTTGTAACTATTCCAGCAGCCCCACCAATAAAAGTGTTTTGAGTTGCAGTAGTAACTGCTGCTCCAGTAACATAACCAAGAAAAGTGTTATTAGTACCTGTTGTAATGCTATCACCCGAATAACTCCCTACAATCGTATTATTTTGTGCTGCTATTGTAGTTGACTTTCCAGCATTTGTTCCAATAAAAGTATTTCTTTGTCCTGCTTGACTAGGTCTAATTTCAAATGGATCCACACCACTTGCACTATCCAATAATACAAATGCTGCACTAAGAGGAGAAGCAACTGGAGATTTAATTGTTGTAACCCCAGTTATATCAGTTGCTCCAGTTACTGTTGTAGCTCCAGTTATATCAGTAGCTCCAATTATATCAGTAGTTCCAGTTATTGTAGTATCTCCAGTTATTGCAGTATCACTCACGATACTAACTAAAGACCCACTATCTGTAATGTTACTATCTCCAACATGAGTACCATCAGGTGTAAACTTAGCAATTTTATTTAGTGTGCCATTCACGGCATCGTTCTGAATCTCAACCCAGATTGTTCCGTTGTAGAAGTTTTCCTTCTTTGTAGTTGTGTTGTATATTCTTAGACCCTCTGCTGGAGCAGATATAGCGTCTCTCTGAACAGTTGTCATTCTAGGCTGTAGGAATCCCTTCGTTGTAGACGTAAGATTTAATAATGAAGTCACATGTGGAGTTGCAGATCCAATAGACACGTTTAATCCGTTATCGTATATCTGACTGTCACCTATCTGTGTACCGTCAGGTGTAAACTTAGCTACATATTCAAATGTACCTGAGAATGAGTCTGTTATAAGTATAAAGTCGTTAGATGTTGTCGGAGTCTCTCCATTACCTACAACTGTATCTTGAAGCTTTAGTATATACTTAGAACTAGTCAGAACAACAATTACAACCTCATAATTAGCTATCGTCACAGATGGACTTAGGCTATTTATAAAGTCCTCAGGTGTAGTATTAAAGTCAACATCTACTAGCTCTGTTATCTTTAGTGTTCCACCGAGCTCTGGTGATAGTCCAGCTATTACGTAAGATCGTATGGCCGACATCTGGTAGTTCTTTGTGATGTCAGAGTTATCTGCATCAGATCCAATTACAATATCATCGTCTGTAATGTTTGTATCTATAGGATACAGTTTAATTTTTGTCATCGTCCTTTTTATTTATATTATGCAAAATTAGTCAATATTCTCGTATGGTTTTTGATCATACCAACTCCACCCATCTACTGGATAGGTATATGTATCTTTCAATTCCTTTAATAATTCAAAATCAGGAGCATATACAAAATTAGGAGCGCACACCCAATTACCGTCATCAAATTGCTTATAGAATCCGCTATCGTCTATCCCGTTATTGTCCATCCTTTTGAAGTTAAAATTAATCTATCTGCCGCTGTCAATCCTGCCGCTCCTGTTGAACTTGTTATGTTTATCGTCTTGCCAATCACAACTCCTTGAGCTGCAATATCGTTAAATAGTGTGACGAGCGCAGCTGTAGACATTGATGTATATGGAATCTGAATCTGCGGAGATGTTCCTGTCCATTGTCCTGCACTTGTGTTTAATAATCTTAATGAATTTAATAATATCATATCGGTCCCACTTGAACCTGCCCATTCTAATCTTGATATTGGACAACTTAATGACAATGATGTCAATGAGTTTAACTTTAAATTGTTTGCAGCGTCAACCAATGGCGTTGCTGTTAAACTTCCTAACTTACTTGTATTATTAATTGTTGTCAATGAACCACATCTTGTAAATGTACCTGACAGGTTTGTCATTAAAGAGGTCTGCGTTGTTGGTAATGTTAAAGTAGTTAGCGAATGACACTCTGAGAATGCTGCGCCATAGGAGGTAAGTGATGCAGAAACAGTAGTAGGCATTGTTATGGTCTTCAAAGAAACACAGTTAGTAAACGCTGCTGCGAATGTTGTACAGGCACTCATTGATGTTGGCAAAGTCAATGAACTTAATTTATAGCATCCATTAAATGCACTCGACATAGAAATACAACTATTCATCGTACTTGGAAGTGTTATAGATGGCAGACTATTACATGAAGTAAATGTGGTTGTCATTGCTGTAACTCCTGTCATACTCGTTGGCAATGTTAATGATTCAAGCAAGAAGCAAGCATTAAATGCCGAAGTGAGGTTCGTTATAGTATTCTGAGAATTATTTGGAAGCGATATTGTTTTTATAATAGAGCATCCACTAAACATACTTGTACAGTCTGCCATATTATATGAGGACGGTATAGTCATAGACTCAAGAGACACGCATCCATTAAACGCTGAACCAAAATTTGTAGTTGCAGCAGTACACGCAGGTAATGTTATACTGCTTAAGTTGTAACAGTTTTGAAAAGCATTATTTAAAGTTGTTGTTGCCCAAGTTGTTGGTAATACAACTGTATTTAAACTAACACAAGTTCCAAAAATACTATTTGCAGCTGTTATATTCATATTGCTTGGAAGTACAACTGTCTTTAAGCTAAAACAACTGCTGAACATTGATGTGCACGCGTATGTAGATGATGCATTTGCAGATGATGGTAAATAAACATTCTGTAAACTATAGCAAGTATTAAACATTGATGCACAATCAATAAGTCCTGATGCAGTTGGAAATGATGTTATCTTAACCCACTCCAATGATACACAGGAATTAAACATTGCTGAAAGTGAAGCAGCAGAGTTTATACTTGTTATTGTTATGCTCTTTAATGACTCACATGATTGGAAAGTGTTTGTAAAAGTTGTTACACTATTCAAATTAGGTGGTAACTGAATTGATTTTAAATTAATACACCCGCTAAAAGCATTTTGAAAAGTTGTAACCGAGTTCATATCTGATGGCAGTATAACCTCTCTTAATTGAAGACAGTTTGCAAATGCATTTGTTAAAGCTGTTACTGATGGAGCTGATGTTGGCATTACAACCTTACCAAGGCTGTAGCATTGATTAAAGTAATTAGTCATTTGAGTAATCCCCATTGTGGCAGGTAACTTAACATATTCTAAGTATTCATATGTCGCTATTGCTCCACTTGCATTACCTGAAGAGTATGCGTTTAATGTAGTTACAGTTATTGTGCTATCTCCATAATACGACTCAAGCAAACCCATGTTGTAAAAAACTGACCTACCCGTGGCAACGGGTGCTACAGGTACACAATAAGTTATCTTACAGGTTGCATCTCCATACACCCTAACCTTGAAAGTTGTATATCCTCTTGAACAAGGCGTTCCTGTGCCTATTGCGTATGTATGCGATGTATCAGTAGATGCGATTGTAGATATTGTGCTTATTGCAGTTCCATCTCCCCAATCAATATAAATGTTTGTGCCGCTATTCTTTGTAAATATAGTACGAATAGTAAACGCAGCAATACCTGTATCAGCTACAAGGAATTGAACCTCATTTGCCGAGTCAGTTATAACAGGCCAATCCACAGGCCTTACCCAATCAGTTGGAGTTGGTCTTGGTTTGAAATACGCTTGTATTGGTAATCTTACTGCCATATGTTTATTAGTCCTGTTATATTAGATTGAGGTGGGAATGTAGCATAAAAAGTGCAGTTACCACTTGCTACATCAACTTGCGGAAGCATCCTGCAGCTTGACACCTCATTCACGCTTGCGTTATCGGGTGTAAAATCAACTATTGATGTTGATGTTATATTTGCATTTGAGAACGTATAGGTATAATATCCACCTACTAAACTCCAAGATGCAAATGCCAATGTCTGACTTCCTAATTGTGTTAATTTTGCTTTTGAATTAAATATATTCCAATCAGTTGAACTTAAATACCCATTTGTAGTAGTATTAGCTTGACTTATTGAAAGTGTTCGGTCTGCTGTTAAATCTCCACCACCACTTAAAGGAGATGTAGTGCTTATTGTGCGGGCATTTGTTACAGGCGTATAACCTAACGCAGCCGCAATAGTTTTATTTTTCCAAAGCGAAGTTACTGAGTCATAAAATAACCCCTCGTTATTTGCAACCGAACTGATATAAACGTTATGCAGTTCATCAAGCTCCCACCCGTTCATAATCTTAACGTAAATTGAGCCGTGTATAGCGTGCGCATATTCCACGTATCCCATCACAACGATGTGACCTGTTGCGCCTGTTGGCTTAATGTTAGTCAATCTCCCCGCAGTTGTAGGCGATAAATAAAGTACATCGCCATCCGCCCACGTTTCGCCTTGCAATGAGCCTGTTGTGTTAATCTCCTCTAATTGCCCAACGGTTAAAATAAAACCCTCTTGGTTGGTCGCTATCGTTTCGCAAACAATTCCTATCGTATCGGCTGAATTGTTATCGTTATTCGCTTGAGCGTATGCAACGGCCAAGCGTTGACCTTGCGCCCCGCTTATTCTTACCGCTTGATACGCTGCCTTTGTGAGTGTTGCGTTTGGTGTAACTTTATTGACTACACGTGCAACCAAATCAACCCCATTTTTAAGTACTACGCTGCCACCTTTTAAAGTCGTTTCGGTGCTTCCGATTGTATTATTCCATCGTGTTGTTGCAACCGCTGCCGTACCTGTTGGCGATGTGTCAAGTGTAACTTGCCCCGCCTTTAATTCGTACTCGCCCAAGTCAACGTTTGCCGTTGCGCCTGTGTAAGGAACAAATCCCGACACGTCAGGAATAGTCGGCTTGTTTAAAATCTGATTGTTGCCACTTGTTGAGTTCCAATCCGAAGGTTGAGCGACAAGTGGATTGCCCGCGCCTAAATTTGTCCAATATAGGGGGGCCGTTGGAAGTATCGAGTCATTATTTGCGATACATCGATAAACATTTCCGAGATACCAAACCACATCTCCTACTACATATTGATTATTAGTTGCAGTTAAATGATCCGTTGTAAATGGCAAAGCGACAAGTAAACTTGCAGGAATATCGGCAGTCGTTGCTAGTGTGTAAGTTCCGCTTACTTTATTTGGTAATTTGAAATTAACATTTAAATTCGTCGCGTCTGAACTTAGATACGAATACGCACTACCGTTTCCAAACGAAATAACACCACTTGATGTTAAAGCTACACCTGTTATAGATAATTTTGTAGCTACGTTTATATAATTATTTGATATAACAGATTCATACAAAGCAGAGTCTACCACTACATCATTTGTAGTTGTATTTCCCTCATCCGTTACAGTCTGTAGTGTAGGTGTAGATGGTACTGCCTGCTCAAACTGAACAAGTGATATGAAGTAGTCCTCGTCCTCCTTCATGTATCCGTTACCAGCATCGAACGTAAGTGTCACCACAAAGAAGTTTGGATCTGGTAGGTAAGGCTCTATGTTGTCGATCTTATAGTAACCGAACATGTTGATGTTGTTCGACCTAGACAGTAGAACATTAGATCCTATCAAGAAATCAAGGAACTGACTAACGTCTGTGTGACCCATCGTGTACTTACTGAGTATGAACGTAGATATTGCAGAGAAGTTAACCTGTGGCCCTATCTCCGTCTCGAACGTGATGGAACCAAAGACCCTCTGCTGTAAAGGATCCAGAGTGTCGTAGAAGTACCTGAGCTCCACACCAAGGTCGATGACCTGGTTCTCGTTGAAGTACGTGGCCACGTTGTCTGGGGTAAAGTTCTTGGTCCTGTTCTGATTCTGTGCGTCAGAACCGATCCACCTGTCGTTACCAGTGACATTTACGTCCTTGCTATATATTGATATCCTTGTCATCTATCTTATGAGTAGGTAACCTCCAGCGGCCATGGCGGCTACTGTGGTTATCTTATAAAGTGTCTTGTTTCTCTTCTCCTTCTTTAGTTGCTTCTGCGTGTTCCCTATGATCTGATCCTTCAGAGATATGGTAGAGTCCTTTATACTCACCACCTGCTCAAGTGTCTTCCTGTTCATATCAAGCTCACTGATCACGGTGTCCTTCATCCTGGACTGTAACTTCAAGTCACCAACCACAGACTTAGTAATCTTTAACTCAGCCCTTGCGTAGTCTCCAGACACCAGGTCGCTGATGCACATCTTAGAGACGGTGTCCTTTATCATTAGATAGTCAGAGCTCACCTTCACGTCCTGCGTCTTGTACCTACTCTTAAAGTAGTCGGCAGACTGAGTAATACTGTACTTAGACACGTCAGATAACTTCTTGTCCCTGTCTTTGTTGATGTAGATAATACGAGTCTCCGACGATGAGATCACCCTGTCCATGCTGTCTATCCTTGTGATATATACCGCAATCTTCTTGTCTCTGTCGTGAATCTGTGACATGTATAGGTCAGATACGCTCTGGTTTACCCTAACGAGTCCATCAAGTTTAGCGTTCTCTACACTTAGATTGCCATTATTATTAAGTAATGCAATAATAAATCCTACAAGAATAGCAATGACGATCTCTCTCCAGAATCTCTGTATACCTAGCATATCTCTATCGTTATTGACTTTGCCTTCTGCATCTTCTTGAACAAGCTATCGAACGCCTTGCGAGACTTTCCGATGAAGTCTGTAGACCTTGTCTGTCCAACAAGTATGCAACCCTCGGTGTCGTGGTTTGTGTTACCTGCGTGTATGCGTACACCCTGAAAATCAGGTACGTTCATCAGTAGAGGAAGTAGCCTCTTGAACCTGTTAGACATCGTCACAATTATCTTGTACGTGCCCTTTGAAATGGCCGTCTCTGACTTTATCTTCACCTCACGCTCAATGTCCTCAAGTGTGTAGCACTCAAAGACACCGTCAACGTATAGTTCACCAATTGTAGAGGACTCAGTCCTGTGTATTCTCTTTAGTAGTAGCTTCATGCCTTGAACGCTTTAAATAGTAGTGTAATAAGTGCAGCCGTGAATGCGATCGCTATCACCTTGGCCTGCCTTACGTAGACCTTGAGCTCTGACTCGTTCTCCTCAAGTGACTCTATCCTGTTGTCCATGTCGGACACCTTCCACACAAGACCCTTGTAGTCGTTGAGCGCATTGCCTAGCAGTGCCTGCTTAATCTCTTTAATGTCTGCCGATCTTATGTTCGAGTCCTCCTTCAATAATTTAAGGTGCTGCTCTATTCGGTCTAGTCTCTCGCTCTCAAGTGTGCTCATACGTGCGTTTAAATTTTATTTAAGACCCTTCGTGTCGTAGTCCTTCGATAGGTATCCGAGAGCAGCTATGAGTACAGCTATTGCGTAGCGGAGGATATCTCTGCCCGCAACGAACTCATCCTCGGTCAGAGGCTGAACGGCCGTCAGGACAGCTAAAACAAAGCCTACGATGGTGGTCTTATAGTTCTTCATACTACCAGAGTCCTAGTATCTGTTCTCCTGGTTGAAGTCCAACAACTCCAGTTCGTACCATGCTCACGTTCACTGGTAGTATGGTGTCTCCTACTGACAACCTATAGAACGTAACGACGTCACCACCTACAGTCTTAACTGTAACTGTACCTGGAGCCTCCTTCACAGGAATGTAAAGTGCACATCCAGCGATGTCTGCCTCGTTGTAGATAACAAAACTTTCTCCAGTCGCCATGATATTGTCTGCAAGGATAAGTGTATTCTCGTCTTTAACAGCAATAATAAATGTAGATGTCAGATCTGTCAGGTTGTATAGAATTGACATCTGATTCACGTTAAGTTCAAAGAAATCAACGCTGCTGCATACTAATTTATTAGCTGAAGTTTTTGTTGTTACTGATCTCACGACCTCTGTCGCGATGTTTGGAATTGGAACGGTGTCGCTAGGAATAATTGCTAACGCTCTGCCGTACTGTGTCTTATTTGCTTGCATATGGGTATTTTTTGTTTAGTTGTTCTCTTCTCTTGGCGCATCCGCACTCCTTCTTTGTGACCCTGGCCACACCATTCACTACTGACTTTATGCCAGTCGCTGTAGTTATCTTATCTATCGTGTCTCCTAATCCCTTGCTCTCCATTACTTCTTAGATTTGAATCGTTCTCCCTTTCCAGATGTCTTGCCTGATCTATACACGTCTCCTCCCTTTGACCATAGGTCATGCCATGCCCAGTATCCTGCCGTAAGTTTTGACTGTGATCCCTCACCAGCGTGTCTCTTTTTGTACTGCTTTCGAGCCTCTGGACTATAGTTTGAACTATATCCAGCCGCACCGTAGTGCACAATCTTCTCCTGCCCGTTAGAGCACGCCTTAACTACACGCTTGTGCTTTCCGTCCGTGTCCTTCTTTGGCACGTTGCACTTCATCTTGCTCTTGTCTACCGCCATATTATTTTTTCTTTCCTCTTGCACGTCTGTCTCCAGGCATGTCGTCGGTGTCTCCTCTATTTATAGATGCACGCTTCATCACGTAACCCCTCTTGGTGTGGGCCAAGTCCATACCGTTCTTGTCACCGTATGTGCCCCTTCTCCTGTTCTCACGGTTCAACTCTACGCGTCTGGCAACCTGAGCGTCAGACTTGTTGTACTCCCTCTGGTACTCTACGTGTCTCTTGCGAGCCTCTGGGTTCTCCTTGTAGTATCTGGCTGTACGACCTAGCATGTTACTTCTTCTTTCTGCCGAACATCATCATCTTCTCCTTGGCCTCAACTTTTTTGCCCTCTTTTTTCTCGTGCATCTTCATCGCAGCCTTAGATGTGTACTTCTCTTTTCCTCCGTACTCTGAAATAACTTTTTTCATGTTGTCTATTTTACCGATGTTTCCTTTTAAGTAACTCATGGCTCCGTCTAGCGACTTACTAGACTCAAATTTCTTGGCCATCTCAGTTATTTTTCTCATTTCTTCTTTGACTTTCCTGCCTTAGACAGTGCGATTGCAATCGCTTGCTTTTGTGGCTTACCGTGCTTCATCTCTGTTCTTATGTTTGCACTTATTGTCTTTGCGCTAGATCCCTTTTTTAGTGGCATGTCTTCTATTTGTTAGTTGTATACTCTGATTTCAATTGGTGTATTTAATAATGAATCATTATTTTCAGGAGTACCATCAACTGAATTAGTAGTTATAATTATATATGATTGTCCATCAAAACCAGATCTTATTATTCCACTACCACCTTCCCAAGTTACATTTCCTAATATTACTGATGATTTATTATTTGTAAATAAATTATTAGAAATAACTAAATAACCTCCAACAATATCATAAGTAAACCAAATATTACCAATAGTATTCTCTAATACTGTTACTACTGGAG